TTGTGTCAGACACGCTGTCTTCAACCAGACCCACCACACGCATAAGCTCGGGGCCGTAATCAACCTCCTCCTGCATGGTTTCTGGTTGGTCTAAACTGTCATCCACGAGTTATCCTCCGAAGCCCGTCTGAGGCCATAGTCCCTAGGTTTGGGCTTGTTGGTGTCTTCGTCTTTTGCCTTGCCAGCCTTGCGAACGACCTCGCAGGCGTATCTCAGCGCGTCGATTGTGTTGTTGTATCGATCTTCCAGAATGGGCAGAACCTGTTCCGTCAAGGGATCAACCTTGTAAGAGTAATTCTCCAACTCTTGCCGCAACAGCGCATCACAACGCGGATGCACCACGATGTCATAAGCCTTCAAGAACCGCACACCCTCTTCGATAGAGCCCGGCCCTTTGACCGCTGACACCATCTTGAAGCCAGCACGGCGCATGTAGCTAATCGTCTCAGGCCGTGCACTGTCCGCACAGATTGGCCAACGGCGAGCGTGTGGCACCCTGTCGAACATGGCAGGCGTTGCGTCTATCTCAACACCGACACCAGCCTCACAATGGTCAATGCGTATTTCACGACCGACAATATGCGCCCGAATGATGACCGTCGGATCGTTAGCAAAACCCCAGTCAGCCCCGAAGCGATGCACCGCGTTAGCAGGCGTCTCAAACTCCTCAACACGCCAATTCCTAAACACCGTGGCCTGTGACTGGCTTAGATACTTGCCATCCCAAACGTGCGCGGCCATGTCAGGATCACGTTGCCGGTCCCGCTCCATGTCCTCTTTCAAGGCCACAGGAAACCAAGGATTGTCCGACCAGTTAACCGAAACCACAATCGCGTCAGACGGCGGCGCAGAGCCCCGCAAGAGCGCGTCAACAGGGTCATCAGCCTTGGCAGGGTTCCAACTAAACCAAATCTCACTGCCAGGCTTACGAATGGTTGGCGTCAATGTCCGAAGCGACTTGGATGAAAGGCTTTGCGCCTCCTCCACCCACGCTATATCGAAGCCTTCAAACGACTTGAAACTGTCAGCCGTGTGATTTTGCATCCCCGCAAACACAATGCGCGAACCGTTACGGCCCCGTATCTCTGTATCAGTCGATGATGCAAAGAATGCTTGCAGCCCCAGCTTGACGATCTTGTCATGCAGCAGCTGCTTAACCGAATCCTTTAAGCTCTTCTGGATTTCACGAACGCAGACCGCCCGCGTCTCACCCATCAAGCACCGTTCAATCAGCAACTCTGCAAAAAAATGCGATTTGCCAGATCCCCGACCGCCGTATGCACCCTTGTAACGAGCCGGTGCCAAAAGCGGCTTGGCCCAGCGTGGCGTGTCAATCCTCAGAACTGTCAACGATACGCCGTTCAATCATTTGGACTTGAAGCGGGCCACCATCGGCACCGCCCAATTCAATCTTCTTAGCAGCACCAAGCCCAAGCAATTCAGCTTTAGCCTTTGAGGCTGATACCGCAGCAGATGCTTGCACAGTCTCAGCGGACAAAGCCGCCATGCGAGCCTCTTCGATCTCTTGGATAATGTCAGCCAGCGTTAATTCCACCCTAATAGCAGCACGCTCTTTCAATTCCGCCAGCCGTTCACATAAGTTCACATTTTCGGCTAGTCTAGAAGCGGCGCTTTTGTTTGGGTTGTAACCAGCCGCAACATACGCTTGCTCTTGTGTCTTGCCCTTAGCCAACTCTTGCGCAAATCGCTCATGGCGTGCGTTTGAGAGTGGGGGCATAATTCACCAAAAGAAAAGGCCCGCCGAAGCGAGCCGAGTGGGGGAGGAGGAAACAAGCGCCTGAGACACAAAATCAGATGCTGCGCCTTTATGCCTTTGATTTGTTCCGAACGCAAGAGGGTTGCTTGTGATTTATTTTATCCCGCCTCTCATAGCGATATTGACCAATCATTGCGTCGGTAAAGTGATCTCGCACCGTGATAGCGATGGATAGTGGGTGAGGTTGTTGGGTGGGTTGCTTGGTCATAGCCGTGCCTCCACCATCTTGCCCAACACCGACACAACCAAATCGCACATCTCGCGATATTTGCGCCCCGAAGCCTGAGAGCGAACGCTAAGCCCAAGCCCGACAATTGCGCGCAGAGCGTTTAATTCACCCGCCGTAGTGCAACACCGCTCACACTTCACAATTAGCCTGCCAGCGTCCACCGTGGCCTGTAAAGCCATATCTTTATCGCCTGGGGGTTGGTCATTTAGTGCATTGCGGCCCCGAAGCCCTGCGCACGTCTCATAAGCCCGCTGATAGGCAAGCCCAACGCGGTGCATATCATCCGTCAGCTCACCCGCCTTATAAAGCAAGCCAAGCCCATCCAACGCCCGAACCTGCCTCACCTCACCCCGCCGCTCAGCAGACCTTTCGTCAGCCTCACGAAGCGCAGCCTTGCGACCCGCCGCCATTTCCTTGGCACGTTCTGCGGCTGCGTGGGTGGTTATGTGGACGTAGGACATGCAATCTCCCCCTATGCAAACTAGCTTATTCACTCAAACCGCGCAAGGTTTCAGCCATTGATTGAGCCGACCGTACAGGTGGCGCTGGATCGACCGACAGCACCGGTGCCTCGTCAAAGTCCACAGGACGCTCTGGGGCTGGCTTTGGAAGCAAGGCGGTTATTGGTTGCTTTGCCGACCATTCAAGCGCGTGGAGTAGGTTTCTGCGCTTTTGAACCATGCGTTCGCACTTCTCGACAATCTCAGACAAAGCCGGAGCCCATCGTGCAGTTAGCGTTAATTCATGAAGCGCGGCCAATGCCACGTCAGCAGGATAACCTTGAAGCGTTCGAACATAGACCGCATCACCAAGAGCCGCCCTATCTTCGCTTTCTTTACCTCGAACGGTTGACACTTCAAGCACGGCCAGCGCCTTGGTCAAAGCCAAGTCATGCGCAGGTTCCATAGATTGACGCACCAACGCAATCGCACCGGCAAAGTCTGCGTCCCGGTCTGGAATCATCGCATAGTCAGGTTCCCCAGCCATCACGCAAGCCCTCAGCCTCCTTGATACGCCGTATTGCGATGTCAGCACGGCTAACAGGTTCCGATCCGTTTGACGCGGATCTTTGTCCCCGACCTTGGGAAGGTCTGCGGTCAAGGTAATTTCCGACCCACGTTCGCCATGTTGCAGCCCAGTCAAGTTTAACCCCACCTGCCCCAGCCTTTGAAAGCCAGAAGTCTCGGAACCTTTCTGCCTGTTGTCTTGTTGTGTCATTGGATAGCCCTTTCTTGAAGGCATATTGCAGGTCTTGCTCTGATAATTGCCAATCGGCTTTGATGCGGCTTCCGCGCTTATTTTGCATAGATACGTTAGTATCTAAAACATCTGGTTTATTATGTGGTTTAATATCTGGTATAGGTTCGCCCTGTGGGTCCAATTGATTTGCCTTCTGGGGCAAATGGATTTGCGTTGAAAGGCGAAACCATTTGGTTCTATCGTATGCCGATGCGTTGTAATTTCCAGTCACAAGCAGACCGACCTCGACCAGCTTATCAAGTGATGTCCGTATCTGTTTTTCCGTCAAGTATGGAAACAATGTTGAGAAGGCTTTGACGCTATTGTAGGTCCAATAGTGGCCGTCATAGAAGTTTTGTTCGTTGGCCTCATTCTTGGCAATCCACCAGACTATGTTCTGATAGATGACGGCGGGCGCAATGCCCACCATCTCAGCGATTTTCGGATCAAAGCTATGCATCTTGTTCCCCGTTTTCCAAGCTATCAACCGCCAAATCAACATCAAAAAGGTCGTTTATAACTTGGTCATATCGATAACCAGTTTCAGCGCCTTCCATGTTCTTTACGGCTTGCTTAAAATAGCTACCCTTCAACTCTACGCCGATTGCGCGCCGACCTAAAAGCACAGGAACATAACATTCAGACCCCACACCCATAAACGGCGTAAAAACGGTTTCACCCGGATTTGAACGCAATTGAACCACCCGCTCAATCACATCAAGCTGCAATGGATGGACGTGTTTTTCGTCGTCCTGATCCCGACTAGCTTTGTATGGAAGAACACGGCCCATGCGTATATCATCCCACATGCAATCCGCGTATTGACGCCAAATCCAATGACTGAAACGGTTCTCAGTTTGCTTGCCGGTCCAACCACGGTAAGACAATATTTCAGCAGGCATAACACGCTCGCCAGCGTATTCTAAAAGCCCCACAGTGTGCTTCACCGGAACAGGGTTCTTGCCCACCTTGCGAAACATCAAAAGGTAGTCAGCAGATGCCACACCGCAATCCAAGCTATCCTCACACAAAGACGCATGCGCCAAGTTTTTTTGCATTGTGCGAAGCCTAACTTCCAATGGCTCTTTCCAAATTGCATGACGGCCAGCGTATCTAAATCCGGCTTTTTCGTGCATTCGAATAATGTCACCGGGAAAATCAATGTAGCTATCTGTTCCAGAATTAGACCGAGGAACATCCATGCAATGAACGGCAGTCATTCGGCCAGGCATTGTTATGCGAGCAATCTCTTGAACGCAAAATCCATAATGTTCCAAAAACATTTCGTAGCTATCATTATTCGATAGATCGCGGTCATCACTTGAATACTGATACAACCCGCCAAAAGGTGGTGAATATATCGACAAGTGAATACTATTTGACGGAAGCCCCGACATAACTTCGATACAATCGCCGTTGTAAATTGCGTATTTGTTTGTGATTTTGCTGTCATTTATAGCCATGTTGGTATCTCCATTTCTTTGGTAAAGTTTCTTTGCCGTCCAATTGACACGGCGTTGTTCATTTGGGCGACCATGCCCTCAAACATTCTATCGGCCTGAGCGGATTTTCTTTGTAGGTTTTTAAGAACATCAGCCTCGCCCTCAGTCGCCACAATATCAACACGAACAGGCCGCTTCTGACCAAATCGCCAACAACGACGCACCGCCTGATAATATTGCTCGAAAGAGTGAGACGGAAAAAATGTCATGTGGTTGCAGTGTTGAAAGTTAAGACCCCACGCGCCAATCTTTGGTTTTGTAACCAGCACCCGCGCTTGACCCGAAGCAAAGGCAAGTAGCCTCTCCTCTTTAGCGTCATCGATATCAGATCCCGCAACTTCAACAGCGCCGCCAATCATTGACCTAAGCAACTTGCCTTCCTCATTGCCATGACACCAAACAATAGCTGGTTGCCCAGTGTCGACCAATGCAGCCGCAGTCTCGCACCGCTCTTGTATTGTCCTGTTTCGCTCATCCCGTTGTTCAGCCAATCCCACGGCAGGAAGCGAAAAAAGCATACCATCAGCTTGAACGCGTGCCGCAACTACGTGCTGATGTTCGACCAGCGGCGGCAAGATAAACCGATCATCTGAATAACCTAGATCGCTTGGTTTTCTTACAGCCCGCGCCCAGCCTGATACCCATTGCCAAAAAGGTATTTCAGCATGACCCTTAAAGCGCCATTTAATCACCTGCCCACGCATTCGACCAGACGCCGAATTGTTTAGGTCATTCTTAAAAAACCTATTGAGCATATCCATGTGACCAAGATAACCAAGCGCCTCGCTTGACGTTCCCAACTCAATATAATCGTTTGGCGCAGCCGTGGCCGAACACAAAAGACGATATTTCATCTTGCGCATAAATGCCGTTATCTCAGTCTTTCGAACGCCATTAAAGTTTTTAAGAACGCTGCTCTCATCGCACACGCAACCGACAAAATCAGACGGATCAAACTTGTCCAACTTTTCATAATTGGTAATTGTTATCTTTCCGGCTGGCCTTCCGTCGTTTGACTTGCTCGCTTCGATACCAAATTTTTCAGCCTCACGCACAATCTGCCCAGAGACCGCTAACGGAGCTAAAATTAGTACATTGCCGTTTGTGCGCTCAACAACGTTCTGCGCCCAGACAAGCTGCATAAGTGTCTTTCCTAGCCCGCAATCTGCCATAATTGCGGCACGCCCTTTGTTGACGGCCCAAGTCACTAAGTCAGACTGAAAATCAAACAAGTCAGGGTGAAGGTAAGTCGGATCAAATCCGTGCATGCCTTCTAATTGCGCTTTGCGGTCAAGAAAACTTTCAAACGACGTAAACACATCGCTCTTGTCATTTTGAGATAAACCGATTATTTTAGCGTTAGACATTTGTTGAGCATCCTTTCGCAAAGGCTCCGAATGTTTAGGGCGGGCTTTAGTCACCACAACTAAGTCCGCCCGCCCTCTGTTTTCCATATTTCACGAACTTTGGCAAGCCGATAATAGCCATTTGACATACTAACACGGCCAAGGCTGTCACCAGTCATGAGGTAGGTTAGCGCCTCTTGAATATCTGGCTTTGAGTATTTTTTAAGCTGGCCGTGAATTTCATTTAGTGACAGGCCATTGACGCTTGACAGCGTGCGCTGGACGTCATCGAGTAGGTTGGCGGTGAGGGTCATTTTCCTTCAAGCCTCACATGAACCACAGGCAGAGCAATTGCATCACTGTGCATTGTCATGCCAACGCCAACGCCTTCCCATGACCACAGCGCAGCCTGGCACATGCAATCATCCTCGACCGCACCACCAGCTTGCAGGGCGTCTGATACAGCCTTATCAAGGTTTCCGAGATCACGGCGCCGCTTGTCAGGTCTAACAGCCGTCACACGCAAAATGTAAGGCCCTTTGACTTTGACGCCTGAAGCTTTGACCAACCATGCAGCCTTGTCAGCCCATGCCTTGCCCTCAGTGGATTTGTGCATGCGACCACCGGAACCAACGCGCCAAATGTGATTGACGCTAGGAGGGTAGGGTAGGGTTATAAGCATCTGGCCACAGCTCCCATTTGATAAGCATTGCTTTGACATAATCGCGGCGGTGGTGTGTTCGAACGGCTATATCCTCGATGCCATAGCCTTCCTTAATCCAGTTGCGAGCGTTTGGCGGTGTCAGATGGCTAAACTTGCCCATTGAAAATCCCCATGTCGCTTTCAATGGATATGATGTCCAAGTAACACGACTGGTCATTAGCCAGCCGCTCCGCTATTGCATCGCAGGCGAACATCACCGTTGTGTGGTGACGTTGGCCAAACCGATCCGCAATGGCTGGGAATGACAATTGCGTGTGCTTGCGGGTAAGGAACATGGCCATTTGACGAGGGCGAGCCACGACGCGGAAACAACGAGGGCCAAGCAATTCGTCCTCGCTAATCTTGTAGTATTGGCAGACCGCCCGTTGGATTTGGCGATAAGTGACGCGCTTGGTCGGCAGGCCATATTGGTCGATGTGAAGGGCTGCGGTTGTCATGACTTTACCCCCAGATAATCGGCCAGCGTTTTGATTGTGGCAATGTTAGGCCCGCGCTTGGTTGTCTTGCCGTCGCGTAGGGCTGAAATGGTGTTTTTTGATAGGCCGGTGCGCTCGGCCACGGTTTGGACAATGCGGTCTTGCAATGCCGTTTGCACTTTGGCGATTAGCTCGGCTCTCATCGCGTTGTGCCCTTCACAATTAGCCGCCGTGCTTCGTCGGTGGCGGTTAGTGGTTCGTCTTTTGTTGGTTGCCACTCGAAACGCGAAACAACCCTGCCCTTGCTCAATTCCTCTTGGCTAGGCTGCTGAGACAGTGCGACCGCTTCATTCATAGCTTCAGGCGAGATTGTGGCGATGATGTCGGCATTTGGCCAAGGCTCTTTTTTGTTGGGACGATGCTCAACAAAAGCGCGACCATCCGAATGCCAAAAACAATTGTCACCCATTGGCGTTCTATAGATTTCAGGATTGTATTCGCACGGGGAAAAGTGCCTCATTACGTTGCCATTCCGCAACATGGCATAATGCCCTTCCTTGGGCGCGACAGGGGGCTTGTCATTGGTCATCGTGTTGTGTCCTTCACAATTAGCCGCCGTGCTTCGTCGGTGGCGGTTTCAATTTGGCGGCGGTAAAAACC